GATTTGTTCGCCATTTTCCCCGTGTTGGAGGTCTTTGATGAAGTTTGCGGGGATGTCGTATTCCCTCATTGTCCCTCCAAGCCTTGTCGTGCTTGTTGCGTGTATTGTTCGTCTATGTCGTAACCGATATATCTGCGCCCGAGTCGATGGGCGATTTTGGTCGTGGTGCCGATGCCATTGAACGGGTCTAGGACGATATCTCCCGTCGTGGTCGCCAGAAGTATGCAGTTTTCTACAAGTTGTGGTGGGAACGGTGCGGGATGGGTTGTTTGTTGTTGCGGTGCGATGTCCCACACTTCGGTGATGTAGTTCGGATTCATATTTTCACGGTAGGTGCGAGGTTTCTTTTTGCTCAACCAATAAATGTGTTCGGTGTTTGGGAGCAGATGGTCTTTGCGAATATTCGGGCTGTTACGCCGATTCCATATGATGAGTTGATAGATGGTGGCGTTTGTTTGATGAATAAATTCGGTTGGAAGCCGTGCTTGATTGTCGTAGCGTCTGGGTTTGTGATTCAAAAAAATTGAGCCATCTTTGGTGATAATGCGGTGGAGTTCGTTTATGACGGCGATTATCCATTGTTGATATTCGACCTCCGGCATGTTGTCGTGGTACGAGGCGTAGTCAATATTGTGTTTGCGCCAGATTTGATTGCTGTTTTGTGTCCTGCCCTCTTGTATGCCTTTTTTGTTGTATGGGGGCGAGGTGATGACAGCATGGATTGATTCGTCGGGAAGTTTACGCAGTTCGTCTAAAGCATCTGCGCATTTGATGATATTCGTTTCGGTTTCATTCAATCAACATCACCATCTTTAGTAAAGTCTTCATGGGGTCGGTATTTCCGAAATGATGCCTTTTTTGCTTGATGGTGAAGTGCGTTCACGCCCAATTGGGTGATTCTGTATTCAAACCTCACCTGATTGCGGTTGTGATTTGTTTTGTTGATTGGTCTCCGTGATAGATAGCCAAATTTATTGAGTTGCGCACACATGTCGCTACATGTTCCGCTCAACCATTTTTTCAACTGAAAATTGTAAACATCTTCCGATGTGAACCATTCTTTGTCAACTATTCGTGACCGAGTTGATGCGTAGCAAAGGGTAATGTAGGTGTTTTTGCCGTATATGACGCGTTCCATTTTTCTGATTGACGGATGCTTCGCCCGCGATGGTCGATTCCGTGTTTTTTTCGGTTTTGGTGCTTCGGGGTCTAGTTCGGTTAGTTGTATCATGGGCACAGCATATTGCTTTTGGGCTTGATTGTCTACTATTGTGTTTGGGCATGGGAAATCATTTTGGGGCTAGTTTTGGCGGGCTGTCGGTTTGGGACGATGCGGCTTTGGTTGCGTGTGAAGACATTTTTGAACACTCTCAAACCGGCAGGCTGGTTGTGGGGGGTGTTGGTGATTTGCGTGGGTTTTTGGATGCGGCGATTGTTTTAAATTTTGATGTTGATGACCGTTCGTTTGAGGCACGGTATGCGTCTTGGCGTGATGTTGGCGCCGCGGCGGTTTTGTTGGCTTCTAGGTTGGGGATTGTTTTGAATGTGGGTCTCGTGCAAAGTGTGCTGGTCAAAAAACAGCGTGATTATGGTCATGAAAATATCCGGCGGTTTGGTTCGCAGGGTTTGTATGTTCGTTTGCACGATAAGGTCGCTCGTTTGGAGAATTTGTTGTTGTCGGGTGCGACTCCCGAGAACGAGTCTTTGCAGGACAATGTGATGGATGTTGTCGGTTATTGTGCAATTGGGTGCATGTGGGAGGCTGATAAATTTCTGTTGCCCGTTTCCGAGGGGGCTTTTTCATAGTAAATTAAACTAGTTTTTCTGTTTAGTTTGTGGTATCTGGGTGAGGTTTGTGGTATCTGTGTGAGGTAAAATTGGTGAATGGATGAGTTGCTTGTAAAAGTTCTCGGCACACCAATTGGTGCCTCTAAGTTTGACGCTAACCAAGCGGTTCACGATTTCTATTTCGTGATGTCTAATGCACAAGAAAAAAGCGCATCACCGTACACGAATAACGCACTGCGTGAGCGCATCAAGGCTCGCGTGATGGCTGGTTCGGAGGGTGGGCGACCTGGACAATGGTCTGCTCGTAAAGCACAACTCGTCGCGTTGCGCTACAGGAAAGCGGGTGGGGGATACAAGAGAGGGAAGCGCCCAAACAAAAAACAGCGGTCGCTGAAAAAGTGGGGACGAGAAAAGTGGAGAACTTCGGATGGCAAACCAGCCCTGCGTGGGGGCAGGATGCGCAGGTATCTGCCCGATAAGGTTTGGGGGCGCCTAACGCCCGCCCAACGTGCCGCCACGAATCGTAAGAAAATTCAAGGCGATAAGCGTGGGCGTCAATTTGTGCCGAATACTTCGGTTGCACGAAAGAAAGGCAAAGCGTTTCGCAATAGAACACGCTAATCCGTTTCGGTGGTAAATAAAAAATCTGCCCCACAACACGAAATCCTTGAAATTAAACGTGTTGGAGAATGGGGAAAACTCGAATATCATCATCGTTTATCCTGCGGGCATGTTGAGGTGCGCAAGAGACCGTCAAAAGCGCCACGAATAGCGTGCGCATGGTGTGTTGTGGCTGTCGAAAAGCAGAAAGAGTTGAAGGCTTTGACGGTGGTTCAGCCCCCAATTTTAGAGGAAGTTTGGGATTTCTACGATGAAACTTTTGTTGATGAAGTTCGTATAGCGAATATTAGGTCTGGCGTAGCCAATATGCTAGGGTGCGAACAGGAAAATATAGAAGTCATATCCTCCGTCGGCGATGACGGCAACTTGCGCGTGAACTATGTTTCAATTTTTCTTGACTTCAATCAGGTTCAAAAACTTTTGGAAACACAGCCAAAAATTGTTGACTTTACCCCGAGAGACCACTAGTGTAATCACACCACTATTTTGGGGAGGTTACAGTGGGAAATGTCAAGGGTATTCTTTTGGGCTTTGATTCCCAAAAAGCAAATTGTAGGGGGAAAGACACGTATTTGTTTTTCCCGACCCATTCCGAAAGAAACGGTGGGTTTATAAAAAGCCAAAGATTGGCGATTAAGTATTGTGAGGGTTGCGAAGTCAGGGAGCCCTGTCTTGAGTATTCTTTGCATTATGAACCGCTCGGCGTTTGGGGCGGCAAAACCGAAATTGAGCGTGAAGTTATTCGACAGCAAAGGCAAATCAAATTGCCAGAATATCGCGTCAATGGTGATGCCGTCAAAAGAGCCATCAGGACGGGGAGCATTCACAGGCGGGCTAACTCAGAAAGTTCCGAGATTAATCAGTGACAGAAACAATCACATCGTCAACGGTTGAGTCTTTTTTATCAAAACTCAATGGAGTTCGGCGTACAGGTTCGGGCTGGCAGGCTCGGTGTCCTTGCAGGAACGATGACGATAATCCTTCGCTATCCATAGCGCAGGGTAAAGACGGTCGTGTTTTGGCTAATTGTCATCGTGGTAGCGGTTGCAATGTTGAACAGATATGTAAATCAATGGGCATTCAAGTAATGGATTTGTACCCCGCCGCTCAGGAACAAAGAAAACTTTCACTTGTTGCAACATACGATTATCGAGACGAGTCGGGTGCTCTAATTTTTCAGAAACAAAGATTTGTAGACCAGTGGGGCAAAAAAACTTTTAAACAACGAAGACCCGACCCAGAAAATCCCCGAAAATACATTTATTCCCTTGATGGTGTTGACAAAATTCTTTATCGCCTACCACAGGTGATGCAGGCTAAACGAGACGGCGAGGTTATTTGGGTTGTCGAAGGGGAAAAGGATGCAGACAATCTGGTCAAATTAGGTTTATGTGCGACCACTCCCCCCAACGGTGCGGGCAAATGGTTTGATATTCACACCAAGGCGTTAGAGGGGGCGCTTGTTTTCGTTGTTGCCGACAATGACAAAGTCGGCAAGGAACATGCTTTGCATGTTGCTTCTGTTTTGAAAAACGCCGAGTGCACCGTCACTTGTTTTATCCCACCCGAGGGCTTTAAAGATGTTAGCGATTTAATACAGTCGGGCAAGAGTGTTAACGATTTAATTGATTTGAAAGACGCACCAGAGGGTTTGGAAAGCACCGAAAAAAACGAAGAAGAAGAAGTTGACGAAAAAGCCGTAGATGACGCAACAAACAATCTCCTCGCACTTGCCAAAGAAGTTGAAAAAGTGCTTCACAGAAATGACCTTTCCGAAGAAACACGACTTTCTCGCGCATCAATGCTTTTGGCTCAGTTCAACCACGAGGACACATATGATAGGGGAAAACTCGTAAATTGGGAAGAGTTTTTGAACGAAGAAGTTGATGACAATTTTGATTGGCTTATTCCTGACCTGATTGAACGCGGGGAAAGAATAATGGTTGTGGCTGCTGAGGGCGTGGGCAAAACCATGCTTATGCGACAGGTTGCTATTTGTAGCGCTGCGGGAATAAACCCGTTTACCATGTCTCGAATTAAACCAATTCGTACTTTAACGATTGACCTTGAGAACCCCGAAAGAATTATCAGAAGAAAATCAACCTCCATAATGGGTGCCGCCAAACGCTATGGGTATGCGGAAAATATTGAGGCACATATTTTGATTAAACCCGCCGGCGTTGATTTGATGCGACCGTCAGATAAGGCGTTAATTGAGGAAACTGTAGAAAAAATAAGACCCGATTTGCTTTTGATAGGTCCTGTTTACAAATCTTTTGTTGACCCTGGTGGCAGAACATCCGAGGCGGTCGCCGTAGAGGTCGCAAAATATTTTGACATGATTCGCGACTATTACAATTGTGCTTTATGGCTAGAGCACCATGCCCCCTTGGGCTCCTCCATGGCTACGAGGGAGTTGCGTCCGTTTGGTTCCGCTGTTTGGTCTCGGTGGCCAGAATTCGGTTTAGCGCTTCAGCCTGACCCCACGGCGGTGGGTGATTATGTTTATGATGTTAGGCATTTCAGGGGCGCCCGCGACCAGCGTCAGTTTCCTTTAAAAATGAAGCGGGGTCTTGTGTTCCCATTTGAGGTTATTGAGTTTCCTAAGATATTTGTATGAGCGAAAAAGGGCTTACCCGAGAATTTTTGGCTGAACGGGATGTCCGTATTTTTAAAATGCGCCAAGCGGGAGTGCCAATCTCGGAGATAGCCCGCCGTTTTGGGGTTGCCTCAAATGCTGTCAATTCGTCAATCAAGAGGCAGTTAAACAAATTAAGCCAAGAAGCCCTGCTTGTCTACCCCGAGGTGCTACAGATGGAACTGGAGCGTCTGGACGCATTACAGCAGGCAATCTGGCCACTCACACAGCATCGTAAGGTGAAAATGGACGACGGCACAGAGGTGTCTATTGAGCCAGACATCAAGGCTGTATCTACCGTTCTTTCAATTATTGACCGACGCGCCAAACTTCTCGGGATGGAGCAAACAAACGTCAATGTTCAAATGGATGTCCGAGACACTTCCCCTGTTCGTGCTGTTTTGGCTGGCGCCTCCAATATGAACAATATTGAAAAGTTTGATGCGGAATCGGAAGCGAAGAAACTTCTTGCTGTTATGCGTGAATCGGGTGTATTGCCCGAAGACATGGTGACCGCCCTTATGGGTGACCTTCCTGCCTTAAGTGACGCCACCGATGACGAAGAAGAAGTTGACGAAAAAACCGACGACACCAATTGATGCGGACACTATATGGTGGTTTCTTGCGTGAAATCTGTTGTGATAATCATGTGGTCGTCATGTATTTGTTGCGACATAGGCGGACATTCATCAACAACCAATGTTCTTAAAACCCATCTATCGGTTCCGTCGTATCGGGGTTGAAAAGGTTTTCGACCGTGAATTGTTTTTTTGTTATTAAGAATCAGAACATCGCCTGTTTTCAGGGCAATACTTTGTGTGAGTTTCGGGATAATTGTTCTCAAACTTATTAAAGCACTTTTTGCATCATCATCAATGCCCTCCATGAAAAACTCGTCAAACCGCATCTCGTAGCCATTATCTAATTTTTTGAGAATTTGGGTTTTCAGTTGTATGTTTTGCTCGCCGTTTTGTCTGAAACTTTCATCAATTGATGTTAAGAATGCGTTTCTTGACAATTGATTGATTGTCCACTCATCCAATTCTTTCACGATTTCATCGACCAAGGCATAGGTTGTGTAGGCATTTTGGTCACCCCTGAGACACATCAAAAGAATGTGGGAAGGTTTGAAAGGATGAAAAGCCGTTTCGGTATGTAGTTGTAATTCTGTTTTTGAGGAAGAAGAAATTTGTATGTATTCCGTTTTGGGGTCTGGGGTGATTGAATGTATGAGGCGCCCATTTTGTTCCTGTTTATAACCAGTTGGCGTCCCAAAGTGTCGAGATATTTTTTTAAGCAATGCGCACGCTTTTGCCACCGAAGACAAATCAACCGAGGGGGTTAACGGAGTTGGTGGGATTTGCCCGATTTCTGCTCCCTCAATAAGGACTACGGAATCCATGTTTTTATTCTTCGTCGTTAATTTTCGTGCGAATCTTTTTCTTTGCGTTTGGAATACCGTGTATGTCGTGCGTCCTCAACGGATGTCCGGCTGGGAGACGTTGGCGTTTTTTGCCCGCTTTGGTGCCGGACACAATCTCCACTTGTTTTGTTATTGGATTGGTGCGCTCTCTCTGCTGAGCGCCACGGCTTACGCTTTTTCGTCTTTTTCCCATTGTTCCTTCTTTTATTTATTTGTTTATAAATCGTCTCTATAAAAAACTTCAAAACCATTTTCAATCAGGCTTGATGCGAGTGTCCCAAAATAGGCTTCTCGGTCTATTGCTCTCTCATCAAATTCTGATGGTTTAAGTTTTAGGGACGCCTTCAATGTCGCCGTGTATGTTAAATCGCGCATTACATCAAGACCCGAATAACACAGCGGCGTGTCAAAATCCACCTTTTTACCAAGCCCCACCGAATAGGGCACCGAAACGAATGTTGCGTCATTTTGGGTTATATGTGTAAACGATATACATTCTTTCACGGGAGAATTTTTTTGGGCGTATAACTCCGCTAAATCTTGATTCTTGGTTTGCGATGGCTTCATGGAACAATAACCCTCCGCAATGAATGTAAATTCATCCACACCCCATCCTTTTCTGAGGATGCAGGCAGCGTCGGTTATCTTTTCAACTCTTTCATTTCGTTCAAGTTTGTGGGTATTGCTTAGTTGAACTACGGATGCTAAATAGTCGTTTTTCCAACAAAACAGATTGATATTGATATCTTCCCCAATACCTTCCTCGGAAACACTCATTTGTTTCGCCAACTTCGCAGATTCAACGGCTAAAGCCATCTTGTCCAAGTCCGTGGGGTATATGCCTGTTTCCATGTAGTCCAAAGTACCCTAAATAGTTTCCGTGAACGGCTACAGGGTTGCATTTGAGAAGGTCTCCGTCTACTAGTGTTTGCTTCATGGCACAAAACAAGAAAACAACCAAACAAAAGACAACCAAAAAGGCTTCTGTTAAGAAAGCCCCCAAAAAAGGGACATCTTCAAAAGTTAAAGTTGTCAAAGCAAAAAAAGAAATTAATGAGGCTGTTTCAAGTGCGGACGAGGCTGTTTCTGCTGTCGCTGCTGCGGTTGAAACCCTAGCCAAGGATGTCGCAAGCACCGTTATGGTCTATGCGAATGACATTCAGTCAAAATCCTTGCGCCAGCGAGTCCTTGCTTGGTTTAAAAAAGCCAAGTAAGATAACCCCCATGAGGGGGAATTTCCGCATATGACGAATTTGGATAAGGCGCTGCTCGCAAATCCAAAAATCTTATTAGGCGATGTCAGGCAAACCTTAAAATCTCTGCCGGATAAAAGTATTCATTGCGTCGTCACCTCTCCGCCCTATTGGGGCTTGAGAGATTATGGCACCGCAACATGGCTTGGGGGAGACCCAAAATGTTCGCATAAGCGCGACAGCAAATTCAGCGAAAGTTGTTCCACGGGTCAAAGAAATCTTGAAGGGGCTATTGGTGATGGTATATATAAAACCGTCTGTCCGAGGTGTGGTGCCGTAAGAATTGACAGCCAACTAGGGCTAGAACAAACAAAAGAACAATATGTGGAGAACATGGTTTCTGTTTTTACTGAAGTTTGGCGCGTCCTGCGAGATGATGGCACTCTTTGGTTAAATCTTGGAGACTCATATGCTGGCAGTAACGGCAACGGGTATAAACAAACAATCGCATCGACAAACGCATCAAATGCAGGCGGCGAAAACGAAGATTTCAGGGCAATCATTGGCAGGGACGATGGGGATTTGAAGGCGAAAGATTTGGTTGGCATCCCGTGGCGTGTTGCCTTGGCGCTTCAATCTGCTGGATGGTATTTAAGGCAAGACATTATTTGGAGCAAACCAAACCCTATGCCCGAATCCGTCCTTGACAGATGTACTAAAGCACACGAATACATTTTTCTTTTGACCAAAAAGCCTAAATATTTTTATGATGCGGAAGCCATCAAGGAGCCAGCAAAATATGCGGGCGATGACAGGGGTTCCCGTGCGGACGCTCGTCGCGGAACAGAAATGAATTCAATAAGTGGGTCAACAGCAACGATGAAGAACAAGCGTTCGGTTTGGACGGTGGCAACCAAACCATTTAAAGAAGCGCATTTTGCAACATTCCCGCAAGACTTGATTGAACCATGCATCAAAGCGGGGACATCGGAGTATGGCTGTTGCTCTATTTGCCAAGCCCCCTATGTGAGGATTGTCGAAAGAAAACGTATTGCGAGAAGCGAATTGCCCAAAAATGATATTAATTACCGACCAAACAACTATGAAGGCGCTTATGCGGACATAAACGGCAAGGGCGATGCCGGTTTCTCTCAGACGGAAACCAAAGGGTGGGAAAAATCATGTAAATGTGACGGTGAAGAAATCATTCCCGGCACTGTTTTGGATATTTTTTTTGGTGCTGGCACAACTGGTGTTGTTGCACAAAAACTTGGACGTAATTATTTGGGATGCGAGTTGAACCCTGAATACGCCAAAATTGCTTCCGTCAGGCTTGCCGATGAGTTAACAAAAATAGAGCAAGCAAAAGCCGTTGAGCAACTTAAGTTGTTCCCTTAGCAATAGAAATATCTATCCTGTCGGCAAGTCTGTTCAGCAAACTGATTGCTTCATATTTTTCGCTTTCCGCAGACCAATCTACGGTGTTTTTGCCAACCATCGCTTCAACATATTCGATTGCGACCATTGACCTAACACAATTTGCTTCAGCCATCCCTAGTTTGTCGGGGTCGGTTTCGCCTTCAATGAGCAATTTCTTTGAAGCCCCACACGCTAAAAATATCGCTCCCGAAATATCGACTTCTTTGGTGTAGGGGTCATAGAGTAATGATTTTGAAAAACCATTTTTATCAATGATTGAGCCTGCTTTTCTGAAGATGTCGTTTATTTTCAAATCTTTTAAGTGAAAAAACATCTTTATTTGATTGGGCAGGCGCCAGTAGCGCAAGCGTCAATATCAAGTTCCGCCCCCGCAATTTGGCTCAAACCAAGGTTCGGGTTGATTTTTGCGACCATAGCGTCATATTCTTTTTCGTCAATTTCCTCGTATGGGGGCAAAGGAAAATTGTGGTTTGCATGCAGAAGAAATGAAACTGATTTGATGCTGTCGTCGTAATGTTTGCTTAGCCACTCTTTAATTTCATCAAGTTCTTCTTTTCGGTAGTAAACGGTCACAGAAACGGCATTGTCTGCCCATTCTTTTTGCATCTTGTTGACCCATTCAAGTTGTTGTACTGCCGTCATGTTTTCGGCAAGAATGGCATTTTCTGGTGATTTGCATGGGAATTCCACAACATATTTGGTGTGGTCTTCCCGTCCATCCAAACCGATATCCCATATAACTTTGTGTCCGCGCTTGCGCAAACTGTCAACCAACGAATCGGAAGCACCAAATCTGACTCTGCGAATATAGTATTTCGCAAATGCGGGGTGGATGCCGGGGGTGATTCCCGGAAGCAATGAAAGCGTTCCCGATGGTTGAACTGTGGTCAGTCTTATTGAGTGGGGGAACCCATGTTCGTCCGAAAACTCTTTATCAAAACTTTCGAGCGCCTCATAAGCCGGTGACAGCCAACAAACCTGTTCCTCTGTTGCTTGAAGGATGCCCGAAATGCTTTGACCCAGGCGGGCATTTTTTGAAACGACCGACGTCGTTTTTTCGTAAGGATAAGACAGCCTTGTTATCTGTTTTTGAAGAACATAAAGAAGTTTTGAAATTTCTTTAAATTCGTCAAGTGACCTTACATTCGGCAGGAAAATGGTTGACAAGTTGCAGGATTCGCCGTCGCTCAAGGCAATTTCGGCACAGGGGTTGAATCCCTCAATTGTGGGGTCAGGTTTGAGTTCCCCGAGACGACCATGTTTGCGGGCAAGCCTTCTATTGACCAAGCCGTAGGGTTCACCGTTGCCGGTATAACCTTTCCAAAGTTCTGGTTGAATGTGGTCGTAATAGTCGGCATAAATACTGTTGTTGCTGTTTGCTCGCCATGCTGGAATGTCTCCCGATGACCAATTTTTTGCTCTAAGGAAAAGAACATCATCGGGGTCTCCGATTGCGATTTGTGCCGAACGACGAGATGAACCCGAGACGACAATTCGACCAATGATGTTGCATATGTCCAAAACATCAATTGACCGCAATTTTTTGCCTTCACGATTTTGCATAACCCCGCATATGTCTTCAATTCCGTCAACTAGGGCGCCAGGTCCGCTGGCTGTGCCTCCGAATGATTTGAGCGGAGCACCGAATTCGCGGATAAGCATTGTTGAGTAAGAAAAGGATTTGCCTGTTTCAAAATATGATTTTAAGACACTGTGAAGCAGTCGTCTCCATCCTTGCCTTGAGTCTGGAACAATGATGTCCGCATCGTTTGTTCGTTCATGAACAATTTTTATTCCTGATTTGACTTTCGGTAAATCGTGAATTTTTGAGCGCTCAACAGAGAAACCAACCCCTCCTCCGAGCATGAGATAATCAAAAAGAATCTCAAAATCCTCAATTGATTCAATGTTTGTGAAATAGCAGTTGTTCAAAGATGCGGCGTTGAATTTTTTAATCAGAGGTGTACCGAGTTGCCAAAGCGCACGACCCGAGAATGAGCATCTCAGGTTGAAGACATGGTCAAAAATTTTTTCTACATCATCCTGCGTCCACTTGACTCCGATTTCTAGAGCACCGTTTATACATCGGGAAACCGTTTCTATCCAAGTTTCGTTCCTATCAAGGTTTTCGATTGGTCGCGAATATGTTCTCAGGTAGACGATTTCCCCCAAACCGTTAAAACCCCAAGGCGGTGTTGCGTAACGATATCTCTCTAGGAATTCGGGGGTAAGCGATACGGAATCCATTGTGATGCCTTGTCTTTTCTTTTGTCAATAAGGTAATTTTTTAATTATACGCCAGAGTTTAATTTCAGTAAAATAGGCGTTTAGTCAATCAGCCCTAGTTGTCGGGCTGTGGATAAAGGTATTACTTGTCCTTTGTGATATTCGATTACTTTCCGAGATTGCAACGGGGTGACTTGTCGTTCCGTATAGATGTCCTCAAGAACGGTGTATGTCTGAGAGTTATCAACAGATTCAAAAAGTCCAATGCCAAATATTTTTTTATGTTCTAATTGGGCTTCGCCCGTACAGTCCCCCGTGGGGTGCCCACAAACTGGACATGGCGACCTATCTGCCCTAACGATTTGGAAATCATTAAACAGATACTCTGCGCCCATAAATGAATATCGTACTACATGAAAAGAACGGCACCTTTCGGTGCCGTTCTTTCTCGCAGTACCTTTGGGGGGTTACTTGGTTGCGAACTTTTTGTTCTTTTTCAGTGTCTCGTATTCTTCCTGAAAAATTCTTTGGAACTCTGCGCTGTACTTGTTTTCGAGTACGAACCACGCTCGTCTTTTTGCTTCCATTCTTCGACGAACTTCAATTTTCCGTTTTTCTTGTCGTAATTCTCTTTCTTCTGGAGAAAGAGGCTTGCGACCGCGACGAGTGCCCAGTTTCTTGCGCATCGCCTGATATGTAGTTGCAGTCATTATTTACTCCCATTTATGTTTGGTTTATTAGTTCATCCTCATCGGATATGTAAAATAATACAGGACTATTTTTAAAAACACAACCTCAAATTACACCCCTGTAATTCCCTGCCCCTCCCCCTCGGAAATCCCTTATTTTCTTGATATTAAATAGGTTGACAAGTC